CTCTACTATCTTCTTTTCCACTCCTCCAATTTGATCAAAAGTACAATCCTCGTCAATGCGACGAAGGATGTCCTGGATCAACTTATGGAGAGGGTGAAAAAGTCATTGAGTTCAGGAGTCAACCATCGCAAATACACGAACTTTTCCCGCAGGTTCTGGCTTTAAACCGAGTTTACCAAGGTAAACCGGTTTATCTTTTAGCTTTTCAGATAGTTCAATTTCAATAAATCTTTTAGATTCATTGGAATTAGGGAACTTAAATATCCCCTTTGATGAGTCAAAAACTTCATCATGTCCTACCTGATTAACCAAACGACCTACCTCAAGATTAGACAGCAGAGAATTCTTCTCTAAATCTCATCATCCCTTACGAGGGATAGACGAGACCTGCCTTAATCAAGAAGCAGGAAGCTTTTCACTTGCCTCTCGGAAAGCCGCTCCTAGCGTGGCGAAGAACTTCGAGTGGAGAAACGTCCCCGTCGCGTAATACGACATGTAAATACCTAGCTCCTGATGACTTGTCATTAGAGCTCAGGCACTTCGCATGACCGAATGCCACGACGTGGAGATATCATCTTTACTTCAACCATCTAAGGGACCCGTTTTTCCAATAGGAAAAGGGTTAAACTTTTGAAGAATTCAAAGTTCCCTTCAATGGTTTAAGTTAAGGATTTTTCAGAAGTAATTAATACTCTCTGAAAGATCCTTTAAAGATTTAGTTTCAACACTGGAAGATTCCATAATGGAACTCAGGTTCACCTTTCCTGGAAAATCAATGACTCTATACAGAGCCATAAGACTTGTCCAGAATCGGATCGTCCGAACGTCCCCCTCCATCAGTAAACGGCGCTGCTGTACAGGTATTCATAAAGGAAGACCTGTACGAGCGCGCTTTACCCTCATCTTCAAGGAAGTCATATCTTTAATACGATCCCCAGCAATTGCTTGCTGGGTTAGTACATGAGATACCTTTAATCAGAGAACAAGGCCTTTACGGCCTTGAGCTCGATATAAGGAGTATATTTTCTTGGAAAACATTGCCAATAAGGCGCATGTCGACCGAGAGAGCTTCCCGTTCAATAATCCAACTGATCTTTTCAATCAGCCAATTAGAGAACGGCCTTCATTGCTGAAGATCATACCATTAAAATCTTTTAAACGTGCTTCAATCAAGTTGGA